TGATAGCCAAGCATTAATATCTGACCCATTTCTTTTATTTGATGGAAGAATAGATAACTTCAATATTAACGAAACTGAAAATGTATCTGATGTAACTGTTTCAATAGCATCTCATTGGTCTGATTTTGATAAGATTGCTGGAAGAAAAACAAATACTAATTCACAAAAACTATACTTCTCTACTGATAAAGGTTTTGATTACGCATCTCAATCAGTAAGAGAAATTAAATGGGGTAGAGCATGAATGATTTCTACCGAATTGTTTCGGTATATAGACATTTTGAAAAATATAACAAATACACTTATGCACAAATCGCTAATCACATACTTCCATCATTTAATCTTGGACAATACCAACTGCATAGAGACAAGAATGAAATCATTGGATATACAAATTGGGCATTACTTAACGACATAGTAGAACATAGATTTATGAAAACTGGACAATTAAAAGCTAATGAATGGAATTGTGGAACTAATCTTTGGCATATTGAAACATTAGCTAAAAGAAATCTAAAAGAAATTATGGCTTGGACTAAAGATCATTTCACAAACTTATATGGATTAGATAAACCAATTAAATGGATAAGAGTTAAAGAAGATAAGATTGTTAAGCATCAAGTAAGACTTACTAAACCAAGTTGGAATTTAGGTGGTAGAATAAATGGGTAGTATTTTTAAATCAATAACTAAAGTATTTTCAGCTGTTACTTCAATAGTTCAATCTGCTATTTCTTGGTTACAACCAACTAAACCATCTAAAAATCCTAGTAATCAATCTACATTTGAATCTGCTCAAGGAGTTCTAGTTAATAAAGATTCTAATGATGCACAAATACCAGTTATATATGGAAAAAGGCAAGTTGGTATTTCAAGAGTATTTGTAGAAAGTTCAGGAAGCAATAATACATATCTTTATGTTGCTGGAGTGCTTTGCGAAGGTGGAGATAATGGAATACAATCTATTGAAGAAATTTTAATTGATGACAAATTAGTAACTTGGTCTGGTTCATTAACTGATGGTGCAACTTTAACAGTATCAAGTTCAGATGCTAATTTTTATAAAGATGGAAGTTTAATATCAGCACAATGTTTTTTTGGTAAAGATGATCAATCAGCTTCATCATTATTAGATGAAAGCACAAACTGGGATTCTAACTATAAACTATCTGGTGTTGCTTATATTGCTTTTAAATTTACTTGGAATCAAGATGCTTTTAACGGAATACCTGATGTTAAAGTTACTTTAAAAGGTAAGAAGATTTATGACCCAAGATTAGATTCAACTAAAGGTGGTTCTGGTTCACAAAGAGAATCTACATCATCTACTTGGACTTATTCTGCAAACTCATCATTAGTTCTTTTAGATTATTTAAGAAATTCAAGATATGGAAAAGGATTACCAACTTCTGCATTTGAAACTAATTACGATTCTTTTAAAAGTTCTGCAACAACTTGCGAAACACAAGTAGTTCCTTATACAAGTGGTTCAACAATTAATCTATTTGAAACTCATGCAGTATTAGATTCATCACAAAAAGTTATAGATAATGTAAGAGAATTATTAACTCCTATGAGAGCAATATTTACTTACACTCAAGGAACATACAAACTTATAATAGAAGATTCTGGTTCTTCTGCATTAACATTAACTTCTGATAATATAATTGGTGGTATTAAAATTCTTGGAGAAAAGAAAAACTCTAAATACAATAGAGTTATAGGAACATTTACTAATCCAAATAAAGATTGGCAAAATGATACAGTATCTTTTCCACCATTTGACGATTCTGGTTTGCCTAGTGGAGATCAATTTGCAACAATGTTAGCTGCTGACAATTCAATTCTATTAGAAGGTAGATTTGATTTTAAACATATTACTAATCCATATCAAGCTGAAGAACTTTGTGAAATTATATTAAGAAGATCAAGAGATGCTTTAGGAGTTGAAGTTAAATGTACTTCTGAAGCAATCAATTTAACGATTGGAGATATTGTTAATCTTACTTATTCTACTGGTGGATTTAGTGTAAAACCATTTAGAGTTATGGGTATGGCAATTAACTCAGATAGTACAGTTGGACTACAATTAGTTGAACATCAAGATAATTTCTATACTTGGAGTTCAAAAGCACAAGCACCTACAATCGCTGATACAACATTACCTAATCCAAATAATGTTTCTGCTCCAACTTCACTTACATTAAGCGATCAATTAATTCTTTATAGTGATGGAGTTGTTATTACAGCTTTAGATGTAACAATCGGTGCATCACCAGATAGTTTTGTAGATTACTACCAAGTTGAATACAAATTAAGCACAGCTACTGATTACATTATAGCTGGGCAAGGAAAAGGATTAAACCAAAGAATATTAAACGTAATAGATGGTTTAACGTATAACGTAAGAGTAAAAGCATTTAATACTTTAGGAGTTGGTTCTACATACACTTCAGCAACAAGAACTATTATTGGTGGAACAGCACCACCAGAAGATGTACAGGATTTTTCTTGTAACATTGTTGGTAGTGATGCTCACTTAGCTTGGACACAAATTGGTGATTTAGATTTAGCACATTATACAATTAGATATTCTCCATTAACCTCAGGTGCTGATTGGAATGATTCTATTTCTTTAGTAGAAAAAGTTGCCAGACCAGCCACATCAATTACAGTCCCAGCTAGAACAGGAAGTTATTTAATAAAAGCAGTAGATAAAAATGGTAACTATTCTTCTAACGAATCTATCATAGCTACTAACCTAACTGAGATTGGAAATTTTAATGCAGTTGCAACACAAACAGAATCTCCTACATTTGCAGGAACAACATACAGAACTATTGTTTTAGATAATACAATCAGATTAGATTCATCAGAACTATTTGATTCAGCAATAGGTAACTTTGATTCAGGTACATCATTCTTTGATTCTGGTTTAACTGCTTATGACTTATATCCATTAGGTTATTATTATTTCGCAAATCCTATTGATCTTGGTGCAATTTATACAACTAGAGTTACAGCTTTTATTTCTCAAACTGCTGACAATATAGATGATTTATTTGATTCAAGAACTGGAAACTTTGATGATGGTGCTTCAAACTTTGACGGAGATGCACCAGCTAATTGTAATGCACATTTAGAAATAGCTTTGTCTAATGATAACGTAACTTATAGTTCTTATAGAAACTTTGTTATTGGTGATTACACAGCTAGATATTATAAATTTAGGGTTATGATGACTTCATCTGATTTATCTTCTACTCCAGTTATATCAGCTTTATCAGTTACATTAGATATGGAAGATAGAATATTTAGTGGTAATGATATTGTTTCAGGAACAGGAACTTATGCAGTAACTTTTACTTATCCTTTTTATTCTTCAAATTATGCAGTAGGAATAACAGCACAAGGTATGAACACAGGAGATTTCTTTACAATTTCAAGTAAAACTGTTAATGGTTTTAATGTTGCATTTAAAAATAGTGCAAGTTCAGGAGTTAGCAAAACTTTTGATTACTTAGCTAAAGGATATTAGATAGAATATGGCACAACACGATTATAATATAGCAAATCAAGGATTCAGTTCTTTTCGTTCTGATCTTAATAATGCACTTTCAGCAATTCAAACAACAAATTCAGGAACATCTTTACCAACAGGTGCTGTCGCTGGTCAAATCTGGCTAGACACAACTAATGCAACTTCTCCTACTTTAAAATTCTATGATGGTACTGATTCAATATCTCTTGCAACAATTAACTACACAGCAAATACAGTTGATTGGTTAGATTCTTCAGTTACAATAACTGGACTATCAACATCTGCAACTGGTACTGTTTTAACTCTTTCAGATACAGTTACTACATCAACAGTAAACTTAATTATAGATAATCAAAAAGAAATTCGTTTTAGAGAAACAACAGCTAATGGAACTAACTATATTGGGTTAAAAGCACCAACTAGTTTAAGTGCAGATTTAACATTTACATTACCATCTGTTGATGGTGCATCTGGTCAAGCTTTAGTTACAAATGGTTCTGGTGTTTTAAGTTTTGCTTCTGCTGGACTTTCTTGGCAAAGTATTGTTACCGCTTCAACACTGACTGCAGTAGCTGGTAGAGGATATTGGATTAACACAACTTCAAACGCATGTACTGTAACATTACCTGCTTCTGCAACCAATGGAGATACAATTATACTAGCTGATTATGCAAGAACATGGGGAACAAATGCAGTTACAATAAATCAAAATTCTTTAAATTTTCAAGGATATACTTCTCCAAATCCTGTTTACAATATTTCTGGTCAATCAGTTACATTAATTTATTCTGGTGCAACACAAGGTTGGATTCCAACAGTTGATGATGATGTTACAAATGAAACTCCACAAACATTTGATATAGATTTTTTAGTAGTAGCTGGTGGTGGTGGCGGTGGCGGTGGAGATTATGGATCAGGCGGTGGTGCAGGTGGTTTTAGAACATCTACTCAAACAGTTTCAGCAGGAACAGTAATTACAGTAACAGTAGGAGATGGTGGTGCAGGAAGTCCAAGTGGAAATAATCCTGCTAATGCTACATCTGGTGGAAACTCATCAATATCAGGTTCAGGATTAACAACAATTACAAGTGCTGGTGGCGGTGGTGCTGGTGGTTATCCTAACGCAGGTGTAGCTGGTGGTTCTGGTGGTGGAGTAGGTGCTAATGGTTCTCCTGCTCTTGGTGGTGCTGGTAACACTCCAAGCACTTCTCCTAGTCAAGGAAATAATGGTGGAAATTTAGTAGGTTTACCTTCTGGTTCTGGTGGGGGTGGTGCTAGTGCAGTTGGAGCAAATAAATCTGGTGCTAATGGTGGTGCTGGTGGTGCTGGTTCTGCTTCTTCTATAACTGGTTCTTCAGTCACTTATGCTGGTGGTGGTGGTGGAGCTGGTTATGCAGGTGGTGGTGGTTCTGGTGGTGCAGGTGGTGCAGGTGGTGGTGGTGCAGGTGGTACTGCCGCAGGATCTGCTGGAACTGCAAATTTAGGTGGTGGTGGTGGTGGAAGTAATGGTGGTAATGTAGGTGCTACTGGTGGTAAAGGAGTTGTTATATTAAGTGTACCAACTGCTAAATATTCAGGAACTTCAACTGGTTCTCCAACGATTACAACAAATGGTTCTTATAAAGTTTTGACATTCACTGGTTCAGGGAGTTATACAACATAATGGCATCATTCGCAAAAATAGGATTAAATTCAAAAGTAATAGAAGTTCTTTCAGTTAATAATGAAGTATTAAAAGATTCCAATGGAATTGAACAAGAAGATATTGGTGTAGATTTTTTAACAAAATTAACTGGTTATCCTTTATGGAAACAAACATCTTACAATACTTATGGTGGAGTTCATAATAATAATGGAACACCTTTAAGAAAAAATCATGCAGGAATAGGAATGATTTATGATGAAACAAGAGATGCTTTTATTGAACAAAAACCTTTTAACTCTTGGGTATTAAACGAAGATACTTGTCTTTGGAACGCACCAGTTGCATATCCAAGTGATGGTGATATTTATGTTTGGAATGAACAAAATTTATCTTGGGATTTGACGAAATTCTAGTATATTAATAAGCAGGAAGGTAAATGTCGCATTTAAAAGAATCAAACAATAATTTCATATACGTTGAAAATAACTTCTTTTCTGAAGATGAATCTAAAAACACTATTAATAAATTTGATAATAACTTAATAGAATGTGTAAGTCATACTGGATATGTTTATAAAGATTTATTCTTTGATAACTTTATTTTAGATTTAGAATTTTTCAGAACTTTCAATTCAAAGTTAATTAATAGTTTAAATGAATATAAAAAATTATACCCAGAAATAAATCAAACCGCTTCTTTGTGGAGTCTATCAGATTTAAGATTTAAAAAATTTAACAAAGGAAAATCATTTGCAAACTTTCACTCAGAACATAACATAAGTTACCCAAATAGAATATTAGGAATACAACTATATTTAAGTAATCATAATTGTGGTACAGAATTTTATAGAGATAACATTGTTATTAAATCTGAATTTGGGAAATTAGCAATATTTCCAGCATATTTTACTCATACTCATAAAGGACAAGTTTGCCCAGATAATAATGAAAGATTTATAATAACTGGATATATTAGTTTTACTAAAAAAGGACAACAAGAATAATGGAAAACAAATCTACTAACTCATCTTGGAATTTTGAATTAGATCAAACAAGTTTTTATGCTTTTTGGAATAATGCGTTTTCTAAAGAAGAATGTCAAACAATTATTAATATTGCAAAAGATAAAGGTTTAATTAAAGGAACAACAAAAGGAGAATCAGATGTAAGAGACAGTAAAATATCTTGGTTATATCCAGTTGATAATATGGATTGGGTATTTCGCAGAGTAACTGATATTACACTTAATCTTAATGAAAGATTTTTTAAATTTGATTTATTTGGATTAAATGAAGGATTTCAATTTACAAATTACGAAGCACCATCTGGTAAATATGGTAAGCACGTTGATAGAGGAAATACTATACCAGTTAGAAAATTATCTATATCTATTCAACTTACAAATCCTGATGAATATGAAGGTGGAGAACTCTATCTTTATGATGATGATAAAGGAACATTAATGGATAAAACACAAGGAACATTAATTATATTTCCTTCTTATGTATTACACGAGGTTATGCCAGTAACTAAAGGAGAAAGAAATTCTTTAGTAACTTGGGTAACTGGAAAACAGTTTAAATAACTTTAATTTATGTTAAGATAAAACTATGATATTATTTATTTCAGGATTAGTAATTGGTTTGCTTCTTGGTTGGAAGCACGAAAACTATATCAATAGTGTAATTGAATCAGTTAAGTCTCACTTAAATATTAAGTAGTATTGCAATTCTAAAGTTACACACCATATATCATTAATGGTTTATAATAACGAAGAATATAACTTTTACACAAAGGAGAATGATATGCTGAACTATTCAGATATTAAATCTTATTGGTCTAAATTCGCAAATGATTACGTTGAAGATGTAAAATCATTTTGGAACAACTACTTAGACACAGTAAATAAATTTTATAATAAATAACTTTATTTAGTCCAAGTCTTTAGATATAAGACAAACGGAAGGCAACCAACCTCAAACATAATTGCCTATGGACACTTCCAAAGTAACATTCAGATTAATACAAAACATTCAAAAAGTCTTATTAGATCATGGAGACGAGATCGCATATATCAAAAGAAATTTAAAAGAAATCAAAGGTTACTTCTCACCTAAAATGCTAATTATATATTTTGGCTTTATATTAGCACAAGTTATTGGTGTTACATTCTGGGTTGCCAAACAACAAACAACTATTGAATTACTTACTAAAGAAGTTGATTATCTAAGAGAACAAGTAAAGGATATGAAGTAATGTGTATCTATAAACTATGGATAGGAAGCTGCTGTTTATTACATAACTGCAAGTGCTTGACGAACAAACCAAATACAACTAACAAGAAGTGATATGAAAAATAAACGCATACTAGTAATAAGCGATCTTCATTTTCCATTTGCCCATAAAGACTGGCATGGATTTTTAACAAAATTAAAAACTAAATATAAACCAGATACTATTGTAAACATTGGAGATGAAATGGACTTTCATTCTATTAACGTATCTCACACAATAGACCCTGATCTTCCATCTCCAAGAGATGAATTAGAACTTGGTAAAAAAGACATTCATAAACTACATAAACTATTTCCTAAAATGACGTTGCTAGAATCTAATCATGGTTCTATGGTTTTAAGACGTGCTATGGCAAAAGGAATGAC